TTATACCCGACGAGTCCTGAAGATGAGCACTATGACCACAATCACCAGAACCGCGCCGATGGCGATAACTACCCACACCCAGAATGGGGTTGCAGGAGCTGGGTGCGACGTAGCTTCGTGTGCTTTGAGTGCTTCCTCAGTGTCGAAGCACAGACCATCGATTGGATCACAGAACGGCCCCGTTGCTCCTGTGGTGAACGTGCCTATGGAGCTCGTGCTTACGAGAGCGCCCTCATTGTAGGCCTTCACCTGCCAGTAGTAGGTGGTGCCGTGGTCCAGCGTTCCGGCATAAGTGCAGGCTTTGCTGGTCAAGTTCTTGCTGTCGAGAGGGGCAGACAGGTCAGCGTTCTTGGACAGCTTCCAGCCGAACGAGTCGGCATCTGCCAGGAGGTTCCAGCTGAAGCCAACATTCTTTGTCGGCTGGTTCAGGGCTCCAGGGACGGGAGCGACAAGCTCGATGGCGCCGGCCGCCGGACTCGGGCCAGTCCTGATTGAAATGGGATCAGACCACCAGCTGTGGATTATTTCACCAGTTGCGGCGTCGGCAGCCCTGACCCTGATGTAGTAGGTGGTCTCAGCGGAAAGTCCTCCCGCTTCTCCTCCCAGGACAGAAAAGGCGGGGACATCTTGCTCCGTCAGATGGAACGTCGTGTCCTCGTTGTTAACCTTTACCGGCATGGTGAAGTCCTCGTCCAGTGCAAACGCGATGTCATAGGAGCAGGCATCGCACAGAGTATCCCACAGGACGGTAAACGGCCCACTAGCGCATTGTATGCAGCCACCGCTCGGGATGACAGCGCCGTCGGCAGGGCTGGTAATCTCGGGAGCCTTCTTGGCATAGCAGTCCTCGTACGTCCAGACAGCGCCCTCTTGCCCCTCGCACATGTCGTAGTCCCACCACGCGTCAATGGCAAAGAGCTTGGTATTGCTGTCCGGGGTCAGGCAGCCGCAAATCTTCAATGCGTCAGGCGCCGCGTCGAAGCCCTCTACATTAACGGTGAGTCCTACATGCAAGAAGTCCCAGGTAATACACGTCGTGCATACTGTAACATCACGGTCGAGAGAGCGAGCCGCGCCAGTGAACCGCGTATAGACAGTTTGATTGTTCACTACGGAGGGCACAACGCCGTAGTAGCTGGCGTAGATAACGCCGCCGGTCTTCTCAATGTTGGTGAAGGGATTGCCCGGTCTATCCACTACCAGGCCGGTGAAGGCTACCTCTACGGTTTCATCGACACTGTCTCCGTCGCTAACGCCGATTTGGGACTCTAAAGGCTCGGCCTTGAGGTCCGTCCACTTCTCGTCGGTTGCGTTGATGACCCAGCGATAGATGCCGCCGAGTTTTTCTGTTACTGACTTCCATGCCTCTACGGCAGCATAGATTGTGTTGTTGGTGTCGAAATAGGTATCAAAGGCCACAGTGACCTTGCTGTCGGCTCCACTAATGTCGATGTCGTCCAGCTTGGTGAAGGTCTCACCGCCATCATCGGAGTAAGAAACCTCACCATTCCGGCCGCCGACCAGTATATCCTCGCCGTGAACGGCGATGGTCCAACCTGCGTCAACCTTGCTGTCTACCTCTTCATACCACTCATCCTCGTCGAACTTGGCCACGTTGCCATCCGCGCCCAGAGCGTAGACGGTATCTGCATCCTGCGCGGCCAGGTCCACGATGTCATTTATTACAGTGGATGATATCGGGGTCCAGCAGCCCATGGTTTCCAGGTCATTCTTGTACACGTTGTTGGTCCCGTAGTCAAAGAGATAGACGGTGTCGCCGGTCGTTTCCTCGGGAGCCAGCCTGAGCATGCCCCCTGGGTACTCTACTTCTTGGTCATCTACCCACCAGACACCTTCGAGCGAGCCGGACCAGGTCCTCAGCCACTTGCCGCTGTACTCCTCAGCCTCGGGAAGGTTCGTAGCCTTGAGCCAGACGCTGTCGCAGCCGCAGTAGCCATTGTCGTCATAGTCAATGGTTACTTTATGCACGCTGACCAGCATCATCTTGTTGCAGTCGGGTGATACGGCGACATCGGACAGGTAGTCAATCTTGGTGTCAATCAGGCTGAGCTGGTTCCAGATATCTCCGTCGTCGAAGCTTACCGACCAGGCGCTCTCGTCATAGGATTGCTGCGGGCCCAGGGCAACAGCATAAGCCTTATCGGCTCTTACGTAAGCTACCGCCATGGCCCATATTCCCGTGGGCAGCTTGCAGGCCTTTTCCCATGTCTCACAGCAGATTTGCATGTCTTTGATGGGGCTCTTGCGATAGACCTGGACGCCCGCGCAGCACGCTGCGTAGCCGCTAACTCCAGTTCCGTCGCCCAGCACGCTGGCCATAGCCTTACCTTCGTTTATCGTGCCCCAGTAGGATATATTGGTCAGCCAGACGTTGCCGTTCTTGATTTGTCCCAGCAGCTCGAGGGGGTAGGCCTCGTCATTATCCACCCGGACTATCCTGCTCTCATGCGAACCGTAGTTCACCCACACCCAGAGAAGTCTCGTATCGGTGGCCTTACTGTTGTAGTTGCTGGGCAGGGCTATGCCCGCAACCAATGCCCCGAGAGTCAGCGGGATGGTTTCACCAGTAATTATGGGCACAGAATCGATGCTCAGAGTCGAGTGATCGTTCCAGCCCGAGGTCGTTCCCCAGCTGCCGCATTGCAGGTAGACATCAGTCGCGTTAGCAGTGACAACCAGGACGGTCTTGTCCGTCGCCCAGCTGGGGGAGAACTTAATTTCAACAACCGTACCGCCATCCCAGCCCGGATAGTCGGTTGTGGTCTCATCCCAGTCGCCCAATGAATCTCCGGTGACGGTGGAGCGGTAAATTAAGGTACCGCCGCCGATGGCGATGTCACGCTTGCCAGCCGCTTCTGGGGAGACGGCGAAGTCATAGACGGTGGTTAAAGAATCAACCAGTTCGGGGTCCGTGAAAGTGTCGCCGCCGTCAGTGGAGATGGACACATATACGGAGCCGCCCCTAAGAAGGGCGACAGCCACGAAATCGGCGTCCACACCGTCGGTGGCAACTGCTAGTGGATGATATCCATCGTCAATCCAATCATCATCGGTGATGTCATCCCAGGTGGCAGCGCCGTCCTCGGACTTCAACAGGCGGTAGTCCCAACCGACGAAGCCATCACCACAAGTCTCATTGTACGCCCCTACCACGGCATACGCTACATCTCCGCCGTTAGCCACGGCAATATCCATGATGTCGGACTCGGGTGCCAGCACCCAGCCGTCTATGGTTGGAGTGGAGACTCTGTCCCACTCACTGAGACCGGGGTCGGCACTCACCTTCAGAGCGGGTGCCGCTGTAATAAACAGACTAATGGCCAATGCCGCAGCGATGAGTATATACATCGCCCTCACTGGCCATTCTCTTGCTTTAATCATTATTTCCTCCTTGTATAGGTATCCAACTTATCTTCACTCTCGCCCGAGGTCGACCCCTCGAGGCTCGAGTCATTGGAAACGTTTTTTCAGTAAACCCGTTTTTAAGCCTGCCTCATTTCAGGCTGCCCTGTGCTTTACGGAAATCCTAAATTCTAATTTCTAACCCCTAAACTTATTTCTAGGATTTCGTGTTTAGCTCATGCCCGGGCCAGGCATTGTTCTCTTCCCCTTGGCGAATCCGTTGGTATGCCCCGCTCTGGGTTCATAACTCCCCTGGCCCCTCTTACCTTAAGAGGGGGAGTGAAGATTCGCTTTGGGACTTTGCCATAGGCGTCACCTCCTTTCCATTTTATTGAGTAATGTCATTCTGAGGACCCCGATTCATCAGGGACGCCACAGAATGACAGGCAAATGTCATCGAACGATATTCAATTATTAAAGTTCAAACAAACTCAAATTTCTCGCCAAAAGCCATGGTAATAGCCTCAGGCCTACTAACCTTCTACTTTAAACCTATATATCTATTTTGTCAATAGGTAATTAGTGATTTGCCAAAATAGCTTGGGTTTATTATAGCAGCCAGCTTCCTTTTGTCAATATACCTGATATAGCGAGGTATAAGGGATACGTTGCCCCACCGGCGTAGTGGGGTCATCCCGACCACCCGAAATTAGTAGTCAGAATTCAGAATTCAGAAGATTCCCCTACTGGATTCTGTATTCTTGTTACTACCACTTGGCTTAGGATTTGTCATATTTTGCATTTTGAAGAGATTTGTTTAGAGCTTGGATTTTGGGATTTGGAGTTTAGGCAATGGGTTGCCACGTCCCGATAAATCGGGACTCGCAATGACAATGATGTAGTGGCGAGGTTTATCCTCGCCTGTGTTGTTTAGCATTCCAATCGTGAAGGAATCCCTTCCTTCAAGCATTGCTAGCGTAGGGGCGGGTCTTGTACCCGCCCTTTTTCTCTTGTCATGCTGAGCTACGACTTGTCGGGGCGAAGCATCTGATAGATTTGGGAGGGTGGGTTCATTGATAACTCCCCTTGCCCCTCTTATCCTTCGACTTCGCTCAGGACAAATCCTAAGAGGGGAATTCTCAGCATAGAGGCTTTCTCCTCAAACATCCCCCCTTAAGATAAGGGGGGATAATAGGGGGTTATGAATGTTTCTCAGCCTTCTCTTTCATCCTTTCCCTCAACCCCCTGGATATTTGCCGGTAAGGGCGGAGCAGGACAAAACTCCCTTGCTCTTTTAGAACAACAGTGCTAATTTATACTCCATTATGGATTTGCCTGTGAAATCTGTGAGAGCTCGCAATGACATCCCCTTTTGTCATTGCGAGGAGCGAGATTCCTCGCTTACGCTTCGGAACAGGCTCCGCAATCTCTGGTCGGGGACAAGCCCCGACCCTACGGTATTGAATCATGGAGGAAAACACAAGCTGAAGCAAGCCGGGAGCGAATGATGGAAAGTGAGTTGATATGGGATTTATTGCCCGAGGAATTCCCCTACGAAGATAGGGGCTGTGAGCTCTTTTCCTCCTGTCTTAACTGCCCCTTTCCGGATTGTCTTGAAGAACAGCCCTGGGGGAAGGAGAGGTTCTTAAAGCGCAGGCGAGCCCAGAGGATGCTGGAATTGAAGCGGGAAGGGAAAAGCGTTAAGGAGATTGCCCGCATATTTGAGGTGAGCCCGAGAACGGTGCAGAGATGGCTGAAGGCGGTCACCAGTCAAGAGTCGAAAGTCGGGGCTGATAACTGAGGAGAAAGGCCAGAAGTCCCAGGCACGAAATTCCTTCGGCAAACTCAGGGCAGGCCTAAACAGTATAGAAATTCAAAAATCAAAGGTCAAAAATCAAAATGACAAGTCAAAATGAAAAAATCTTAGAAAGAGGCGGCTGTATTACTTAGCACTTCAAAACAGTTTAGAGATTTGAATTTTTATATTTGGATTTGTTTGGAGCTTGGATTTTGGGATTTGGAATTTAGTCCCAGGGCAGCCAAAGGAGGCTTGAGAGATGACTGATTTTACCCCATCCCAACTAGCCCGCATGGACACCCAACGCCTCGCTAATTACCGTGCTAACCTCGATTTCTATAACGGCAGCCAGTGGCAAACCACCTCACGCCACCGCCAGCTTGTCTTTAACTATGCCAAAGTGTCCATTGACAAGGTCACCAGCTTCCTTATGCCGGGACTCGGCTTTGCCTGCTACCCTTCGACAAGCTCAGGGCAGGCCCCTGAGGACGAACTTAAAGCCCGGGTGAGGCGAGCCGAGCAGATTCTTCACCAGGTCTATGAGCAGAACAACCTCCAGCAGCTCGATTACGAGACCGAGATTGACACCGCCATCCTGGGAGACGGGTGCTATAAGGTCATCTGGGACGCCCAGGAGAGGCGCGTCAGGATTACCGCCCCCGATATCTCCGGCATCTACGCCTGGTGGCTGGGAGACGACACCTCCCGTGTCTGGCGGGTAGCTTCACGCTATACCCTCACCCAGGATGAGATTCACCTTCTTTATGGCCGAGCCATCGAGAAGAAGCAGGCCACTATAACCGAGCTCTGGACAGCTAAGGATTTCGAGCTCTACCTGGACAACGACCTCATAGAGTCCAAGCCCAACCCCTACCGCTTCATTCCTTTTATCATCTTCCCTAACCTCAGAGAGCCCAAGAAGTTTTGGGGAACATCTGATATCCCATCGCTTATCCAGCCTCAGAGGGAGCTAAACCGGGCCCTATCCCAGCTCTCCCGCATCTTAGAGCTCTCAGGCAACCCCATCGCCGTCCTGGAAAACATCGCCTCGGCCGAGGACATCAAGGTCCAGCCCGGGGCCCTGTGGACGATACCCGAGGACGCTAAGGCTTATCTTCTGGACTTGCTGCAGGGGGGAGGCGTGAGGCTGCACGTCGACTACATCGAGCTGCTATACCGTGCTCTGCACGATATATCGGAGATGCCCAGGGCCGCCTGGGGAGGCGTCGAGCGGGATGTCTCAGGAGCAGCCCTCAATATCGAGCTCGGCAGCCTTATTCAAAAAGTCGTGCGGAAACGCACCATCAGGACCAATTCGTATTACCAGCGTAATACCATGATACTAAAGCTGGGGGAAATCTTTACGAACGAGAACTTCGAGGGAGTAAACCACAGAGTAATTTGGGGTCCGATACTACCCGAAGACATAACCCGCCAGGCTCAGAACGAGCAGCTACTTGTCCAGACAGGAGTCCACAGCCGAAGGACCGCCATGGACGAAATCGGAATCCAGGATCCCGACGAGGAGTTTAACCGCTGGCTTGAGGAGAGGGAGAGGATCCTGGAAATGAACCGGGAGTTTAGGGCACAGTCTACGAGAGGCGGAGCGAGAGAGAGAGCGACTGCCTCAGAAATGGAAGTGCCTGAATGATAACTCACAAAGGAGTACCTATGCCAGAAGAAATTAACAAACCCCCAGAACCACAGGAGCCCCAGGGGGAGCCCGGGGAAGTACCCCTAGCCCCCAACGGTGCGGCCAACCCCGAGGACCTACAAATCATCAAGGGCGAGCTCGAGGAGGAGAGGAAGGCGAAGGCCGCCGCTGAGGCAGCCCTCGTTTCGATGAACACCCGCATTACGGAGCTCCAGGCCACAGTCTCCGTAGTCACCCAGGCCGGCGAGACGGCAGCGGGTGAGCTCGCACAGGCTAAGGAGGCCTACACCAAAGCCACTGCCAAGTACCTCGCTATGGTCAAGGCCGCCAACCCGACCATCCCTGGCGACATCATCGCTGGCCAGACCATCGAGGACATCGACGCCTCCCTTGCGAAGGCCCAATCCATCGCCACCGCCATCAAGGCCAACCTCGCAGCTCAGGCCAAAGAGGCTAAAGTCCCAGCAGGAGCACCCACCAGGGGCGAGATATCCCTTGAGGGACTATCTCCCAGAGAGAAGATCGCCGCTGGAATACATCAAAAAGGAGGAACTCAGAGTTGATAGAGTGAAGGGAGCTCATTGGGTTGATTGAGTCAACTCAAGCAACTCAACAGACTCAAGCAACTCAACAAACTCCACAAACTCAAGAAACTTTACCAAAGGAGGAAATATGTCTATATCATTAGCAGAAGCCAGTAAGCTCTCGACCGATATCTTGCTTAAAGGTATCATCGAGACAGTCATCAAGGACAGCCCCATCCTGGAAAAGCTGCCCTTCATTCAAATCGTCGGCAATAGCCTTAAATATAACCGAGAGAAGGCCTTGCTCGGTGCCGCCTGGTATGCCCCGGTAACGGGCACCTGGGTCCAGTCCGAGCCCACTTTCGAGCAGTGCTCAGCCAGCCTGTGCGTGCTCGGCGGAGACGCCGACGTCGACAACTTCCTTAAGGCTACCAGGAGTAATGTTCAGGACCTTGAGGCCGCCGTCATCGAAGCTAAGGCTAAGGCTCTCAGGCACGAGTTCGAGAATACGTTCTTGAACGGAGACTCAGGCGTGGACGCCAACCAGCCCGACGGCATCTATAAGATTATGAAGGGCACGGCCTGGCAGGCCTCCACTGCCTACACCCTGGGCCAGTTCGTAGTGCCCACCGCCGGCACCGAGAACGGCTTCCGATACGAATGCACCACCGCTGGCACGTCAGGCTCGTCCCAGCCCACGTGGAAGACCACTGAGGGCGAGACCAACACCGACGGCACCGTAGTTTGGACTTGCCGTTTCGGCAGCCATCTTGGCTCAGGAGCTAATGGCGCTACCCTGTCCCTGGCCAGCCTGGACAGGCTTATTGACCTGGTCAGAGGCGGCAAGCCCGACTTGCTCTTAATGAGCCGCAGGTCTCGCAGGAAGATCATTAGCCTGGCTAGAGCCACCGGCACCAACCTTCTCATAGGAGAGGGCAAGCTTGGCGAGGTCATCGAGTATTTCAACGGCATCCCTGTGGCCATCTCCGACTGGGTCAAGGATAACTACACCGTCGGCACGTCCTCAGATTGCTCCGCTATCTTCGCCTTCCAGATGGGAGAGGGAGCCGTCTGCGGCCTTACCAGCCCCGAGATGCTCCAGGTCGAACGTCTTGGCTCTTTGGAGACTAAGGACGCTTCCCGCACCAGGGTCAAGTGGTATGTATCACTGGCCCTCTTTTCCGTCGTTAAGGCGGGAATGCTCACAGGAGTCAGAGACTAAAACGAGTTCATAGAGTTGCTTGAGTTCCTAGAGTTGAAACTCAACAACCCCAACAAACTCAAAGCACTCAAGCAACTCAACAAACTGAAGGAACTGACATGAACCTGACCGAAATGAGAGCCCGGGTCCGGGAGGACCTCCAGGACACCGACGCCGCTAACTACCTCTGGACGGACGACGAAATAGACGGAGCCATCGACAGGGTAGTGATGGAATACTCCATCGACGCCCACATCGAGCAGCAGGACGATATCGCCACCACCGACGGCGACACCGAGCTCGATATCTCTTCCCTTTCAGGACTGCTCAGAATCGAGTCCGTCGAGTTCCCCATCGGAGAGTCCCCCAAATATATGCAGAGGTTCGAGTACTGGGCTGGCCACCTTTACATGGAGGACGAGGGCGACGGCAGCGACGCCAGGGTGAGGTGGCTCAAGAAGCACACCCTCGCCGAGTCCACCACTATCCCACCCGAGCATGAGGAGATCGTCGTCCTGGGGGCCACTGGCTACCTGGCCATGTCCGCATCAGCCTACACAGTGGACAGAGCTACTATCGCTGGCCACTACGGCACCATTAACTACAAGGCCTGGGGTAAAGACCGCCTTGACCGCTACGACACGAAACTCAAGGCCATAGCCCGCACCAGCCGCATCATTGCCAAGGAGCTCTATGTGGAGGAGTAGCCAGAATCCAGTAGCCAGAATCCAGAATCTACTGACTACTGCAGAAATGCTTGAAAAAGGAATCTTGAAGCAATACGACTCCATAAATCATCGAGCTAGCATTCAGCTCGCAGGATCCTTGACCACCTACTTCGACAACGTCAGAGTTGCCAGGAATATCACGGCCGACGAGATGGTACTTGGCCGACACGTGTTTATAGCCATTCCTGACAACAACCCTGGGAACGCTGCTATCATCGCTGTTTTTGACCCGTAGCAATAAACTCCCCCTCTTAAGATAAGAGGGGTGAGGGGAGTTATGACAGAGCAAAGGAGGAACCATGAACAAACTAAAAGAAGCACTCACCAAGGAAAAGACCAAAGAGGGCTTGCCAAAGGAAGCCTTCGCCATAGTCGGCGACCCCCAGGATTCTGAGACCTGGAAGCTCCCCCACCATACCAAGGCCATCGCCCGGGCGCTCCAGGGCCGACTCAGTATCGAGAAGACTGTCGACTGGGACCGCATGCCCGCAGCCGTCGCCGCCTTGAGTCGAGGCGGTTACCGGGGGGAGAGGGTCCAGGCCTCTGCGGAGGACATCATCAAGGCCGGCCGTCACCTGGCCCGACATTATGAGGCCGCAGGCAAGTCCGTCCCCGACACCCTGGGAGCCCTTATTTAAAATGTCATTGCGAGGAGCGGAGCGACGTGGCAATCTCCTCTCCTTCATAAGTCCTCCCTCTCTTGGCGGGAGGGAGTTAGAGGAGGGGGGAGAAGGGAGCCTATGAGTATATTTAGTGGCAAAAACGAAAACAGGGGCTTTCTTGAGCCTCTCAGAGCCCCTTAGGGCCCCTCTATAAGGAGTGAGTATGTCAGAACAACAGAATAAGTCTAGCCCAACCCTGGTAGAGGTTTTCAGCGCTTTATTCCGAGCCGTCGCCAGGCCCGCCATAACCATCATCTTCGCCGCCGTCATCGCTCAGGTAGTTATCCAGGGGATCGCCGTCCCCGAGTGGTTTCTTGCCCTGGCCATCCCTTGCATCACCTGGTGGTTCGCCGAGCGGACAGTCACGCATATCAAGAACAATAAGGGGGTCTAATGCTTGAGAAGTTACGAGACATCCTGGGCCTCCTCTCGGGCTATAAGCAGGAGTACGAGACAGCGAAGGCTAAACTCGAAGACACTACGGCTATCATAAAAGAGGCCGACAGGATAGCCTCTGTCATACTGGCCGTACTAAGGAGCTGGGATGGACCTGATAACAAAGCTCACTGAGGCCAACAACATCCTCAGGCAGCTCAGTCCTCATCCCCCGCCCCCCGAGGTCACCTCCGTCGAGGAGCGAGACTCCCTATGGGTCCAGCAACGCCTCGACAGTTTAGAAGCAAACATCATACGGCTTCCCCTGGACTGCAAGTATAAGCTAACCAACCAGACGAACTTCTTAAACGTAGTCGCCTGGGATTGGGTCGACAGTAGAAAGTATCTTTCGGAAGTATTTGACTGCGAGAACTTTGCGATTGCCTTTAAGAGCCACGTGGACTGGCAATTCGGATTAAATCAGGTCGGCATAGTCATAGACTACGCAGCCGGGCACGGCTACAACCTGGCCATCTTCCCAGACGGCAAGGTCATGCTTTTTGAGCCACAAAACGATTCCTTGTTTGTTTGGGCAAACGCTCATGCGGTTCTTTACGTTCTCAAGAATGCCTTCGTTTTGATATAGGAGTGAGATGAACTACATTCCGCCGAAAGGGTTTCTTAAAGGACTTAACATAAAGGCCTTCCTGGATACTTACCAGGAGTGGCACGCCTTTGTGGAAGGTCTTTGCGAAGTCCTTTGCCCTTGGCCAGCGAGGTATGAGCCCTCCGAAGAATTAATAAGTGATTTGAAGGGGGATCATCACTACTACATGTTCGGCCGGGCCATCGGCGTCATCGCCTGGCTTATCATCGCCACAATCATCAAGGCGGTGTTTTTTTGATGTAACTTGATGAAATCCCCCTCTTAAGATAAGAGGGGCAAGGGGAGTTATGAGAACGCTGTCAGCCACCTTACTCGCCGCCCAGAAGAAAGCCGACCGCCTTCCTTATGTCGAGGCCAAGGTCTATGACTACGAGCAAGGAATAAAGAGGCTCACCTGG